AAAAGAGATTTGAAAAGATTGGAACAGAGTTGGGTTGAGTTGTGTGCTGTGGTTTAGTCAGTGCCTCCGTGGTTGCGGTTTGAAAGAATCTCTTGGATTTGATACTCTGCTGATTCTTCTTTCGTAGCCAGTTCAATCAGCAGTTCGATGTAATGCTTGGCCTTCTCCAGATCAGCAATGCCGTTCTTGCTTTTCCAGCGCGTCACATACTTGATGACGTTGCCTTCAAAGTAGCCAATGTTGTTGGCATGAATGAACTCAACAGGCTGGATAGCCATGTCCTTGTAGTGAGTTCCGCCAACTTGCAACTCCAGCGCAGACTTGACAAAAGTTCCAGGCATAGAAGGCTTTCTCAAATCATCAGTGAAAATGTCTTTCAGTGTACGGTATTCTGAACTCATTGTCAACCCCTCTGAAAGAGAGAAAGCAGAGACAGTTCGCCGCCTTTCTTCTCATCCACATCCACAGCCAGCCGTGATCCGGTGATGATCGTGGGGCTGTAGGTACTGGAACTGTAAGCGCGATGCTGCTTGTTGACCACTGCACAGTGCACCACGCTGTCGAAATACTTGGCAGCGTTCAGCGAGAAGTTGCGAGTGCCAGCAACAGGAACAATCTTCTCACGACCTTCCAGACTTTCACTCTCCAATTCATGACTGATGGCCACGACATTGATGTCCACCACCTGAATGAAGCTGAGCACCTGCTCCATCAGACTGCCTTGCACAGCATAGTCTGTGAATGTCTTCTTGTATTCTTCACCTCCGGGCTTCTGGAGTTCCTTGAGAATGCCCTTGTTCATGGCACTGTTGGCCAGCTGGCTCAGACTGTCAATGACGAGAATGTCATTGGCGCCAAACTTGGCAATGTCAAGTTCAGAGTACTTGGCTTCTGCGTCCTTTGCACACAGTGGACAGTTGACTTTGCCATGTGCAGCACAGATTTTCTTCACACCCCCACGAATTACCTCACGAACTGTGTCGATGGCAATGGGATAGAGTCTGTGATCGGGAATGGAAATCACGTTCACATTCTTGCGGAACTTGGGATCAAGTATCGCAGGATTGAGTAGTGTTTTGATTCCGTTCTCAAGGTCCATCCAGTGCAGCGTGAAATGCTCTGCGAGTTTTCCCACGAGTGCAGTCTTGCCAGTCTTCGGCGCACCGTAGACAAGCACCTTTGTGCGCGTGGCAGATGAGTAATCATTCAGATTCATGTGAGTCTTTCAGTGAGGAGTTGTGTTGGAGGGAGGAGTCATCAGTTGAAGCTGCCGCTGGAGAAGCGCAATGATGCAGTCCACATCTGCTTGCTCCACTTCGACAGTGATGATTCCGAAGAATGTGTAGACGGGACCGGAGAGAGTGTGCTCTGTTTCTTGCTTGTCCAGCTGGATGCGGAATTGGGTAGCCTCATTTGATCTGAACTGCCGCTCTGCCACATATTTCAAGTCCAGCTTCTCCATGATTGCACAGAGTGCTTCTGCTGCTTGATCGTTGGAAAGAGGGATCTTGGATGTGATCGTTGCAGCGTAGTTGATACCGCAAGGAATCATGTAATCCATGCCCACCATTGGTGCCGGGGAAACTCCAATGAACACTTCATTCGCGGAGTCACCAAAGGTGATGGACCGCTGCCCAGGAAACGCAGCAAGATCAGCATCCAGCATCCTATATTTGTGTGGATTCACTTCACCTGAGCGAACTACCTTGGGCAGTTTGAACAGGCTCTTCACATCAAACTTATCAGAGTTGCTCATTCAGTCTCTCCTTCTGTCGCTGCGTGATTTCTGTCAGCGTGGTTGCAAAGTCAATGTGTTCAATCTTCTGCACGTCTGCGATGCTTTGAATGCGAGGAAGATCAGCGAAGTTTTTGCCGAAGGTATGTGAGGTTGAGAACTCACAAGTCTCGAAGAACTCACAACGCTTCATGAAGTTGAAGCACGATCTTCCACGCTTGGGGAAGAAGTTGAGTTCAGTGTAGTGCTCGATCTGCTGATGCAGAAGCAGTTGATCTTGAATCCACTCTGCTTTTTTGAGTGCGTTCTTCACGAACTCAAACTGCATCCACTTCTGGCTGGAAGCACTGTAGACTGTGTAGAGCACAGAGTATTCTGTGCCACCAAGCATGTCCACTACGATTGCGTAGCTCAGGGCTTGGTCTGAGTTGGCATACATGACGGGATCGACGCTGGTGAATCCTGTAGTCTTGTTCTCTTTGACCAGGAATCTGCCAGTCTCCCGATGCTGAAGCACTTCGTCAATGTGGCCACTGTAGAAATGGCCATCCTCAAAGTCAATGGCAATCGTGCCTTCGATCTTCACGGAGTCATACTCTGCAAGATTGGTTTCCGTCTGGAAGAATTCTTCGTAAGCATACAGTGCCCAGATGGCTTCAAAGAAACTCTTGCCTGCACTGCGTGTAGCCTTGCGTTCTTCCATGAAAAGATCAATGTCCCATGCAAGAAACGCTGCCCATGTTGCTTCGTTGATATCTCGTGTCTTGTCGTAAACGGCAACACCAGCACCAACTGCGTGGCCAAATGCGAAGGTGGGAGAATTGATGCGATCTGCTGTGCCCGCTTCGGCTTGCAGTTTCTTGATCTGATATTTGCGCGGGCAGCTGTGGAAGATATCAGCCGTGGAATAGGTGATGAGGTTCTGGTGTGCAACCAGTGTGCTGTAGTTATCCTTGAGCACTTTGACTGCGGCGCCAAAACCTGGCGTGGCTTCTGTCACGCTTGTTGCGAGAATGTCATTCATGTTCATGTCTGTTTCTCCTGCTTACAGATCATCAATGGCAATCTTCTTACGCGATCCCGAAGCACTCGTGCCCTTGACTGTCGCCTTGACAATCTCAGTTTTCGTATGCACTTGTGCTGCATCAATGATGCGAGCAATCTCTGCATCATCCAACAGATGCACAGTCTCAGGATAGCTGATGAGCAGACTGTGAACATTGCGAAGATGCTGCGGCATCATGGGGTCTTTGGCAAGCAGCGTAGATTCTAGCGATGCCAGAGACATCTCTAGCTTGGTCATTACGTCATGCGGGATTGCATCGTTAGTCTTCATCGTTCTTTCTCTCCAGGAAAGTGGCTCGGCCGCGGCTCCGCCGTTGCAAAATGTGAGGGTCACAGCGATGTTGTCAAGTGCAGTCATGCGTTCTCTGTCAGAGAGTTGCATGAATTGCCACTCGATACGATCCAGCTTCAGATCACTGAGTGGGCGTTGCCAATAGTTTAGCGTGTGTGTCAGAAGCAGATGCCGCTGATAAGATTCCAGGGGAATCCAATCTTTGGCAAGCACTGCACTTGGAAACCTACCCAACACATTCAACACCAGCGGCAATGCAATGCTTGGCTCTGCCAAGAAGCGTGACGCCGGCGAAGTGATATGAAAACAAAACCCTCGGGCTACATGAGCAACGAGGGTTCTTCGTTGTAGTTCCTCAGAGAATGGAGGAACAAAATAAGGGAGTCTGGTCATGTCAGGCTTCTTGAATAACCTCAATCTGCCGAGGCTCAATGGGCAAACCATCACGACTGTTGATGAACAGTTCAAAGTTCATGGGCAGCGCCTGGCTGTCAACGTATGCAGAGATACGGAGAACAGAGAAGGTGCCGAACTGTTGAAGCTGCTGGGTAACACGATTGACGTTGTGGAGTTCGATGCGTGTAATCATGATGTGTCCTTTGTGCTGGGTTGAAGAAACTTTACAGTGCTGTGAGATACAGAAGGGTGAAGTCAATTCTTGTATGCGTTGCAGAGAGTTCAGTTCTTGTGATGACTAGTTTGCTCCAGCCTACCAAGCCTGCTTGCCGCCGTGCGACATTCTCCGCAGTCTTGACACGCTTGACACCATCTTCAACAGTGCGAGCATGTTCCTTGCTGACAGTGATGGATGCGCTGCCAGTTTGTTTGATTGTGTTCCAGATGGTATGATATCTGGAACTGAGAATCATATGTTTTCTACACTGAACATTTTTCTGCGGTGTTCTGTTGTGTTGCAAAGCCTGAAAGTCCCAACTTGTTCAGTGCTTGCGTATGAACACTTGAGAAACTTGCCGTCATAAGTTTCCATGCCAATGCTAGAGCATTGTTTCTGATAGGCAATGAACTTGCGTACCATCATGACGCGCAGACTCTCATACTCTTTTTGCGATAGCGCCGACACGCGAATGGTTTCGCCATCCATCACGACGCTATTGAAAATAGACTGTAGAGTTTTCATGCCAGGGCTTCCTGCACCAGCGTTTCGATCTTGAGAATGTCTGCTATCGTCAGATCACGCTCTTGCAATGTACGCTTTGTGCCATGGAGAATCTTCCAGTGGGAAGAATACACAAGCCACGCGCCGTCGTCATCATATGTGACCCAGCGAGTTTCAAGTAGATCATTTCTCATAAGAGCAATCTGAAAGCCACGCTCTCCATCGAGTTCATCATACTCAAAACTTGTGTGATCTGTTCCTGTTTTGCAGATGCTACTTTTCATGGTTGAAAATGGTGAAAAAGCAAAATGAGAAAAAAGGGGACCGAAGTCCCCTCTTGCTTGGCTCTCTGAGAACTGCTCAGAATCAGAGCAGGTCCAGATTCGCAGCCTTCTCCGGCTCGCTGATCCACTTCTGGAACTTCTCGCTCACGCGGCTGGCGCAGTTGCCAGTGTCTTCCAGATTGGCAGAGTTGGCCATGTAGATGTCCAGCTGATCCACCAGAACGCGCAGCACTTCCTTGTTCGCCTTGGCCTTGGTAGGCTTCTTGAACAGGTTGATGTGGTTCTTGATCCGATCCGCAGTCTTGCCCGTGGCAGCAACCATGACAGCCAGGTAGTCGTCGTAGAATGCAGTCCAGTCTTCTTCGGAGATTGCTGCGGCACCACGACGCGCCGGCGGGATGCTGGCGATGTACGCAAGCGTCAGCTTGTCGTAATCCAGATGCGCCGACGAGACAACCTTGGTGTCATCGTCACCGAAAGCGTCGATCACTTCGTCGAACTGTTCACGCGCTTGCGCGTAGACGATGTCAGCGACAGCGGAACGAATGAGTTCAGCTTCCTTGCTCTCAGGATTGTCAACAAGCAGATCGAC